AATAAAAATTGGTGTAGACGGGTAACTTATATTTGCCTACTATGCGCGCATGGACCCTGAAACAACCCAATGGCAAGTACCAAAATTTGAAAGTTCCGGCAGCACACGTGTCGGTTGGGTTGAAGAACAAATTCAGGAAGGAGAAGGATTTCTTGAAGGACAGCTTTGCTACAAAGAGTTGGGCCAAAACATGCGTATCTTTGATGCTGTTTTCAGAGATAAGTCTCGCTCCACGTTAATTACCAACGAACTGAAATATGATATTCGAAAATTCTGCGAGACGTTGGCTGAAGTCCGGGAAATTGCTGGTTATGGATCGGACATACCAGCTTATAAACAATTCGCTGAAATGCTAACCAAGGTTTCAAAGTGTGTTTATTTGGAATCGGATTTTCCTTTTCAGATTCTCAAAGTTTTGCAGTATGCCAGCGTGATGGGCATTGGCTATCTGTGGCCAAAAGTGCGAGCTGATGAATATGGCTATGGCGAACGCAAAATGGTTTTTGAAGCCTTGGGACTTTTGGATGTGGTTCCTGTTCAGATTCCCAGAAGCAACGATGTGCAGGATGCTTATGCCGTTACGATTTACGACTATATGCCGATTGCCGAAGCGCATGGGCGCTTTCCGCTTTTCCAAAGCGAATTGCAGACCGTTGGACCGCGTAGCTACAAGACACAAGTGCAGGCTAAACGGATAGATTATGCCGAACGGTATCGGTATGGAGATCAGGGCCGCAGCTTTGGAAATCTTTATTCAGAAATTCGCTACACATTTGTCAGGGATCTGCGCATCAATAATACCGGTTATGAATTGCCGATGGGAGATGTGGGAACAACTTGGTTTTATAAAGTCCCATCCATTGGCCAGCCAATTTTTGGTGGGATGCGTAATGGTATGCCTTTTATGCGTCCGGCAACAGTAGAAGATTGCCGCGTCTATCCCAATCTGCGGCTGATAATTACTTCACCAGGAATTGACCGGCCTATGTACGATGGCCCGGCTTTTGATTGGGACGGAAAGATACCGATCATTCAATATGTTGTGGATGATTGGGCATGGGAGCCTTTAGGTCGGTCTTTGGTGGGCGATGTAGGTTCTATTGAGTCAACAACACGCAAGATCGAACGGAAAATTGATCAGGTTATTACTGCAACGCTCAATCCACCGATGGGATATAACCACACTGAAACCGGTGGACCAAAGATTGAACACTTTGACATTTTCGAAGAGGATGTTCGGATTGGACTGGATGGCAAACCAAGAGACGTTTTGCAATCAGTATTGCCGGAAGAAGTTCGCGTAAGTAACGAACACTTTACTTTTTTGAAGTATTTGAAGGAGTGTAAGCAGTCTCAGTTGGGCCTTACGGATCTGGGCAATCTTCAAAATATGAAGGCCAACATTGCCAATGATACGGCAGACAAGATGTTGGAGTCAATCGGTCCAATTGCAAAGGGGATTGCCGCACGCATCGAAAAGGCAAACAAGGCAATTGGCTATCGAATGAAATTTCTGATTCTGCAATGGTTCAATGTAAGCCGGATTATGGAATATGTCGGACCAGACAATATCGCTCGGGAAGTTTTTGATTTTAACCCTGACGAATTAGTTCCCAGTCATTTACCAGATGAGATGACGAATGGAATGTTTCCGAATACGCCATCGCAATATGACCAGCTTACGCGTGCACGCTGGTTTGCGCGGCAGATTCGATTGGTTTCTGTACCCAGTACTTTGCTGCGCATTACGCAAATGCAGGAACAAATGAAATATCTGCAGTTGAAGCGTGGTAATGCCCCAATTTCGTGGTCCACAGTTATGAAGAAACTGGATGTACAGAATTATGGAGAAGTGCCTGGCAACACCGAACACGAAAAATGGTTCAATGAAGAACTTGAAACGCAGAAGTTGAAAATTATTGCTGCCGCACAGGCTGCGCAATTAATGAAGCAACTGGGAATAGAACCGCCACAGGGTGGTGAAGGCGGTAAAGGTGGCAAAGGTGGCGGCGGTGGCGGCGGTGGCGGCAAAGGCGGTGGAGGTGGTCGACCACCAAGTGGCAGCAAAAGCCCCAAACTCAGGCAAAAGGGTGCTCAAGGCGGAAATCCGCGGACGGTAGTTTCGGAATCGTAAGGAGAAATCGATGGCTGTTGGAATCAAAGTGCAAAAAGACTACTACCTGACCGAAGTCAGCATTGAATTGCCCACTAACGTTTCGCAGGTGGATGAAGTGCTAAAAGCTACCAAAACAAACGGAAAAATGGTTATTCAATATAACCAGGACAACATTCAGGGCGTAAATGTCGAACAGCGGACAAAGATATCCGAATCCCAGGCAAACGAAATTCGCGCTCTGCTGGGCATTGGCGAAAAAATTTTGTAATTTTGGTCTTGACACAAAAAACGTTTCGGAATATTGGTGTAACAGAATCAATCGAGCGACATGCCCCCCCTCCTTGGGGAACCAGCAATGGCTCAAGACCAGAAATGGCTCTTGAGCCATTTCTATTTCAGCCCAAGGAGAAAACATCATGGCAAGAGTGAAGCATGTCAGCGCAATGAAAGCCAGCCATCTGAAAAAGGGCCGTGGCCGCAAACGCGGACGCAAGGGCCGTGGCAAGAGGAGCGCCATCAAGGCGTAGTTTGTAGCCCCCGCAGACAGATCCCTGTTTGCGGGGGCATTGCGTATTGGAGATTCAATGGCAACGATGCCTCAAGCAATTCCCGATCAGCAAGGTCAGGGTACCGCTCCTCCACAGGGTGCTGGTACCCCGCCGCAGGGTGCGCCCGATCAGGGTGCACCTCCGCAGACCCCGCCTTCGCAGGCTCCCGCTAATCCGCTGCAAATGCTGCTTGCACGCTGGTATCAAACTGCAAAGCAAATGGCATCTGCCGATCCACGTCTTGCGGCAGGAGCTGAAAAGGTTTCACAGGGAATTCAGGAAATGCAGACGGCTTTGGTCAGTCCTCAACAACCAACACCAGTTGGCCAGCAACCGCAATATTAACAATGTTCCGGGAGAACACAAGAAATGCCGACAGTCCAGGAAATATTGAAACAATCCGGTTTGAATGATGAGCAGATTGCGGCGCTGGACGCAAAAGCAATCACTGCCTTCACCGGAGTTTTGAGTGCCGCTGAACAGGAACGGCAGACCGCATCGCAGGCTGTACAAAAAGCCGAACAAGAACGGCAGGCAGCAGCAGAAGCGGCAGCAAAGGCTGAACAGGAACGCCAGGCAGCAGCACAAGCTCAGGAAGCGGCAGAAGTTGCACAGCGATCAAATCGGCAATTTTATGACGAAAGCATTGCACCGGCACTCAATAACTGGGGCAACGAAAAAGCCAATCTGGAAGCACAGTTGGCATTTTTGAAAGCACAGAATGAAGCAGGCCGCGCAGCAGGATTTATTCCGGCAGAAGCACCAGCTTATCAGGCGCAGAATTATCCCAATTCAACAGACCAATCAGCTCAACCGCGCGACGCGCAGGGACGCTATGTTGCCAATGCGCCTGGAGGCACACCAGGCAGTCCGACTTTCACAATGGAAGCCATCGATCAGCGGTTGGGAAACGGGATCAGTAATATTGGTTGGGCAATGCAGGAATATCAGAGATTGAGCGGTGGTCAGTTTTTGCCGGATTCCTTTGACAAGCTTTCAGAAGAAGCAGGCAATGCTCGTTTGCCTTTCCGCGATTATGTAGCGCGGAAATATGATTTTGCTGGCAAGGAAGCAGCCGCACGGCAGAAAGCACAGCAAGAACATGATGCCAAAGTTGCGGCTGAAGCGGCTGCACCTTACGAAGCAAAGCTGGCAGAAGCCGAAAAAGCTCGGCAAAAAGCGATTGAAGAAACTGATCGCAAATGGGCAGAGAAGATTGGCAGCAATCCCGATGTCAAAATTGCGCAGCCTTCTCGCTTCACAGAAGTTGCACGCGCAGTGAAGTCTGGTGATCGGCCTGATCCGCTGGCTTTGAATGAACAACAGCGTCGTCAGGCAACTTCACAAGCGATTAAGCATGAAATTGCAGAGCAGCAGGTAGCTGCGTAGTTTTGCAGCTGTGAATTCAACAGAATTGTCGAGACACAT